CCCAGCCCTTCTAGGGAAGCTACGTTTTCGAAGAGAATCAAGGTGGCCCTTAAGTGGCTGAAGATAGGCCAATTCCCACGACCCAAGGCCACTGGTTTACCCGACATCGTAAAGGTGTCGAATCGCCAGGGACCAAACGGTCATGCGGTCTTGGCTGCCCATTGGGATGCCTATGCCTTGCGGCATAGCTCCGTCTGGACAACCTTCTGCTTTCTTGCGAAAGCTTGGGGACTACCATTCTTGATCCACTCGGTAGAGGCCCTGGCGTTAGTGACCAGCCCGATGGTCAACAAGTATCCCATTGTCGAAAAGACTCTTCCCCAGTCCCGGGCAATCTTAGGAAAGCTCGGGGTGAAGAGAGAGCCTTTAGGCAAAATGAGGATCTTTGCGATCTCGGATTTCTGGACCCAGACCCTCCTACGGTGCTTACACAATTTCCTCATGGAGGAGTTGCGCAAGTTACCGATGGATGGGACCTGGGATCAAGGAAAGGCGGCGGATCGGGTACGGGAGGAGACCAAGAAAGGTACGAAGCTTTACAGCTTTGACCTTTCGGCAGCTACCGACCGTTTTCCAGTTCGCTTCCTTGTCCTAACACTAACCGTCCTTGTAGGACCAGAGTGCGCCGAAGCCTGGAGGAAACTCCTGGTTGACCGGGACTACTGGCATCAAGGGGTAGCGTACCGCTACGGCGCCGGGCAGCCGATGGGGACCCTTTCGTCATGGGCGAGCTTTGCGCTCGCTCACCACGTTGTGGTCCAAATCGCTGCACGGCTCGCAGGGTATGAGGGCTTATTCACCGGTTACGCCCTACTAGGAGATGACATTGTCATCTTCGAGGAAGACGTAGCCGAGGAATACCGGTTGCTAATGTCGGAACTGGGGGTAACCATTAATGACTCGAAGAGCATTAACGGCCCCGGCACCGCGGAGTTCGCTAAGCGAACGTTCCACGGTGGGACAGAGGTGACTGGAGTGTCTGGTGCACTGGTCGCGCAGGCGGTTTCGAATCTTTCAGGACTGAGAGTCTTGATTGAGACGTTGCTCCTGCGTGGCTTCTGCATCACGCACCAAACCCTCTACTCAGCGTCCGGACATCTTACCATCCAAGGTAGGATGACTCGGGCCTGGCGATACATCCTAGCATCAGTGCTAGGACCAGAGGCTCCACTCGCAGTGCAGCCAGCGCTGTGGGGCGGGCTAATGGTCTATCCCCTTGAGTACCTATGTGGCACCCAAGTTGACAGCCAATCACCCGGCAAGAGATTCAGGAAACTGAACTCATCCACCGCTGAAGCTTCGACAGAAGGGCCCGTAATGGGGCCCCTTCCGTGCGACGCGGGCGTTCTGGAGGCCGAGATTTTACGGTATCGCAGTTTCACTGCGATCCGTCGGGCTCGGGAAAGTCAGGCTGAGTGGATGGCGACGCTCTCAGGTAACCTCACGTCCCTCCTAAAAGGATGGGTACTGAAAGGTCCTGTTGAGCGTTCGCTCAAGGGAGCCGACTCCGACTTCTCTCATATACCCAATGCACAGCAATGGGCACGGGAGTTGATCGAGGTCGGCCACCCTGCTACGGCCATAGCTCTTAAGCCGCAAGATCAAACTGATCATACGGAGTGGGAGCTAGCGGACCTTAGTATTCCACTTAGCCCCGGCGATTGGTTACAACCGACGGTGTGGGGACTTGCGCCGTCAGGCGACATGCGCATCTTAGTGAAGGCGAGACGGATGTCTCACTTTGCTATAGATGTGTCACGCGCCTGCGCCGCAACTCTACCTTTGGCCTTTGAGTGGCAAGAGCCAGGCGCTCTGGAGATGATCCGAGAGGGGTGGGAGCTGGAGACAGCCGAGATCTGGAAAGATCCGGTACCGTCTTAGCTCCGCCTCAGCGGGTCGCTCCCTAGCGCCGGCCTCGGGCAGAGGAGTCACCACCTGACATCCCTAGTCAGGAGGCCTCTGTCTGGGTCCCAGGCGTGCGTAGCACGGTAGCTGGTTACCAGGCACAGAGCGGTCCTCCTGGAGCTCGTTCAGAACTAGTTCCAACTAGTTTAATCTGACTAGCCACCTCTGGGCGACAGATCGTAACCTGTGCCGAAAGGCGGTCGAGGGAAGACAGCCGCAGCCCTGCGTCTAAGGGATAGACGTAGGGACGTCCGGTTAGTCATCCGTGCTAGTCGGGCGTCTCATTAACGGAGACACCACTTGCCCTGGAGAACGCTATCGAGAGATAGTGAC